TTACTCGCCTTGCTTATCCCCGGGCTTTCGTTCGGCTTCCCGGATCTTAATAATTTCCCATATTTTGCGCAGCTCTTCCCTTCGTTCCTCCGGAGCCTCCAGCAGCTCCTTGAACCAAATGCCGAGCTCCGGATCGTCCGGTTCCGTCGCGACGGCGCGAGTCGGTTCCGGAACGGATTGCCCGGCCTCCCTTTGCCCGACCATCCGGTCCAGGCTAACCTCGAACAACTCGGCCAACTGACGGAGCGTGTCCAGAGAAGGCTCGCGGTATCCCGATTCGTAGCCGGCGTAGGTGCTCTTGGCGATGCCGAGACGGGTCGCCACAATAAGTTGGGACCAGCGCTTCTGTTTGCGCAGCTGCGCGATCGTTTCGCCGATCATCCGGGCCACACTCCATTTCATTTCGACCAAACGTCTATTCCCCTTAATAATCGCACATCGCGAACTTTTTTTCAATATATTAGGAAGCAATTCCAAAATTATGGTTGAAAAGTACGCGTAACGCGTACATAATAGAACTATGGGAACAAACGTTCTTATTCGATGACACGAAGTTCGGACGCGATTAGCGTATTTTTCAAATAGGAAAGGGGCTGTAGGGATGAAGAAGAGATCGGTGGAGCAAATCGATTATTGCCGGGACGAGGTATGCGGGCACTGTCCGGGGAGCGTATGGGGGGCGAAGAGCATTTGTCGGGTGCACCAGCGATCCATCGGAGAAATCGAGGAATGTCCGCAATGGGAAATAACGGTAAAGGAAACGAGAGCGATCTACTATGCCCGCGATCCGGACAAGCATCCGGCACGAACCGAACAGATGGAGCAGATCGAGCGGGAGCTGAAGGACTATCCGTGGATGCTCCGCGAAATCGAACGGTTAAGAGGCATGTTGGAGGAAGCGGGTGTGGGGCTTACCGGCGTGTACGGACTGGACGGCGTCATGCCCAAAGGAAAAGGGACACACGCGAATTCGGTCCATCGGGAAGCGCAACGACGCGAGAAGCATTGGACCCGCTTGAAGCAGCTGGAGGCGACGGTGGCGCGAATCGACGCGGCGGCCGAGCGGTTGGTCGACGATCGCCAGCGGACCATTCTGGAATGCATCATGGAAGGCGAACGGATGAACCGCATCGCCCAGCATATCGGAGTATCCCGCCAACGGCTGCACGAGCTGAAGCTGGAGCTGGTGCGGCGCTTGGCCGAGGACATTTTCGGGGTGGGCCGGCAGGGAGCCTCGTAATCGGGACCGAATGCGAACGGTTTACCTTTTCGACAAAAAGGACAAGCCCGACGAAATTTGTACGAACATATGTTCCTATTGTATACTCGAAACAGGAACACGAAATGAAACGAAGCGGAGATTTTTCTCCAAGAAAACAATTTAAATAGACCGAAGATCCGTGAAGTCGAAAGTCCGACTGCATTTCGGAAACCGACCGCCCTCCAGGCGGTTTTTTTGCCAGGATAGAATTTAAAAGTTTCGGGGTCCCCGCAAAGTACCTGGATAAGCATCGAAGCAAAAGCCCCACTTTTAGATGGTTGAGAAAGTCAAAAAGAGAACAGCACTGTCTGAAAGGGGTTGGGAAATGTACGTAAAGCGGAGCGTCTGACGTTACAAATCGGGTTATACCCGCTAATAAACATCCAAATAACTCGATTTTAACGGAAGTGGGGTGCATTCCCCTACCCTTGCCTTCCTCGCTTCCTCTTTTTGTATACTTTCTCAACAATCTGCCCCGCTTTGTGGGGTTATTTTGTTGCCCGGAACCGGATAGAGCCGAAATCGAAAGGGGGAACAAGCATGATGGAAATTTCAAGTCGACCGGCCGCATACGCGGCAAGCCGTAACGGATTAGCCGAGCGGTCCGGCGCGTCCGGTCAGAACGACGAATGTCCGTTCAAACAGCCGCCCCGATGCGTGGCGTGCGTTTGGGGCCGCTGGGAGGCGAGCCGGCAATTTTGCATGATGCCGGTCTGCATCAAAGAGACCGTTCCGGATGAGGACGGCCGCGAAAGGGGGTGAACGCCAAAGTTGCGGGTACAGGGGAACGGCATACGGCCCCGGGATGGACCGGGCCAAGGTTGGGGCTGGCAAGGATGACGCGAGCTAAAGAAGGAACGGTCGAGGTGGTACGCATATGCGCGCAGCAATTAAAGCAAGACTCGCGGACGAGCTGTCCGCCATAGCGGGACGCTGCTACGACGTGCACGAGCCGTCGAGCGCCACCGTCAAGCCCTACGTAACGGTAAAGCTGGCCGGACAACTGAAGCTGTCGTCTTGGCTCGGGATGAAACGTACGTATGAGGTTGCTTTGCACGGGGAGACAGACGCGGCGGCCGCTTTGGATCAACTGGCCGATCAGGCGGTTCAGGCGATTCATGGCGTCAAGCTCTCCACGGGGACGTCCGCTCCGGATTTTACATGCTTGTATGAAGGCTTGATTGCGCCTGAACGAATCGACGAGGCGCTGCAGGCGCTTGTGCATGTTTTGCAGGTTTCGGTCTATGCCGTTGGAGCTGTTGAAGCCGGATCGTCTTCGGATCTTTGGCTCGAGACTTTATGCGATTGGACATCGACGGTAGCGGGTGCCGAGTGGCATGTATACCGGCAGCATTGGCCGCAGCATTATTCGGCGCCGGCCATTCTGTGGAGGCTCGAACAAGCGGCGACGACAGAGCGGAGTGCGGCCACCGCCGAGCATACCAAGACCCTGGTCGGCCATATTCTCGGACGTACCGACGAGGAACGATACACGATGACCGGAACGCTGGTCGAGAGGCTGGGGAGCACGACGAAGTTGTCCGTCGATCCGGTAGCCAATCGGTATATTTTACCCGGGGGGGTCACGGGAGCGTACGATGCGGACGGATTTGCCACCGGACAGCTAAACGTCGTTTTCCGGCAAAGCGTACAAAAAACGCCGCCGGGCGGACCGTTGATCGGACAAGTTCATTATGAAGGCGGCTTCGGCTAGCCCGATACGCCGTCTCTAACCATAGAAGGAGGGAATCACTCGCATGGCCGGTAAAAAGGAAACGCAGCAGCAAGCCGTGGAAGAACAGCGTCCGAACCCGCCCGAATATACGAGAGAAGAGCTGCTCGCGGGGGCCGCGAACCTTTTCGGAGTCAAACCGGAGGTTGTGGCTGGCGCGCTGTTCGGCAGCGGGAAAGAAGCGTACGCGATTGAAGAAATGGGGCGGCTGATCCGCCAATTCCAACAAAGGAAGGTGTATCTGTAATGGCTGGAGGGACTTGGAGCAAAACCGAAATGCCCGTATTGCCGGGCATGTATATGAATTTTCAGGCTGCCGCGATTGCGGCGGTTCAACCGGGAGCGAGAGGGATCGTAGCTTTGCCGGTCAAGGCGCACTGGGGTCCGGTCAAGCAATTTGTGGAAATTGCGAGCTTGGCCGCCGTCGACGAAACGTATACGAGCAACGAATCGGCCGGAGCCACGGCCTATTCCTCCTTGAAGCTGGCGCTGCTGGGAGGCGCCAAAACCGTGCTTGCTTACCGCATCGCCGATTCCGACACGGCCAAAGCGGTCTGCACGCTGCAGGATTCGGGCGAAACACCCGTGAATATCGTGAAGCTGGAAGCCAAGTACGCAGGCGATAGAGGCAACCAATTTAAAGTGACGATTCAGCCGAATCCGATCGATGCCGCCAAGAAGGATGTCCGTCTGCTCGAAGGGACGATCTTGCTGAAGACGTTCACCTTTGCCGGCAATTCGGCTCAGGCCGCCGTGGATGCGATCAACCAGGATTCCGCCAACAAATGGATTGTCGCGACCAAGCTGGCAGACGGCAACGGTCAATTGAAAGACGGCAGCGGATTCCCGTTTGCCGGAGGCGATTCGGGCATCGACGGCATCGCGGCGTCCGACTACACGAACGCGCTATCCGCTTGCGAGACGCAGGAATTCAACCTGTTCGCGCTGGACGGCGTAGCCGATCCGGCGATTCGGACCAGTGTCGTCTCTTGGGTCGATCGGGTCCGCAGCGAAGGCAAGACGATTATGGCCGTATTGGGAGGATCGTCGGCAGACGATACTTCCGCTTCCGCCGTCAGCTTGGCGGCGGCACGCAGCGCCGCCTTCAATCACGAAGCGGTCGTCAATGTCGGTACGGGAGCGATCCTGGACGGAGTCAGCTACAACTCGGCGCAAATCTCCGCCTATGTAGCCGGACTTATCGCCGGCCAGAAGCTGAGCGAATCGACGACGTATGCGCCCGCTCCCTTCCAGGATGTTACCCGCCGTTGGACCCGGGGCGAACAGGAGCAGGCGGCTGCCGGAGGCGTATTCCTGCTTGTCCACGACGGCAAGAGGGTCAAGGCGCTTCGCGGCATCAACTCGCTCACGAGCCTCCGTCAAGGCCAAAACAATGCCTGGAAAAAAATTCGCACGCTGCGCGTAATCGACGCCATTCAGGCCGATCTGATTGCTTCCGCGGAGAGCGGTTATATCGGCAAGGTGAATAACACCGCGGAAGGCCGACTCGCCTTGATCGGCGCGGCCAGGCAATACATGCTGTCGCTTGCGCAATCGGGCGTCATCGAGACCGAGGGCTGGGATGTGTATTTGAATCCGCAATATTACGGACCGAACGCCGTGCTTACACCGGAGCCGGATCAAGTGTATTTGAACTGGGAAGCTCGTCTGACCGATGTGATGGAACAAATTTTCGGCACGTTTATCGTGCTCTGAGGAGGAACTGAACTATGGATGCAAGTCGCGTATTTATGGGGACGTACGGCAAAATTTTTATCGGCGGCATTTGGCAGAGCAACTTTAACCACCTGGAGGCCAGCGTGGAGATACAGAAGCGGGAATTGAACTTGGCCGGCGACCCGTGGGTCCGGCATAAGAAAGGCCCGATGAAGGGGACGGGCACGATCAGCGGCTTCAAGGTGACGAGCGACATGATCGCCCGCGGCTTCGACAAATTCGAGCTGATCAGCAAGTTGGAGGATCCGGAGGCGTACGGCTACGAGACCATTACGTTGAAAAACGTCATGCTGGACAAGCTGCAATTGGCGAACTGGACGGCCGGCGAGGAAGTGAAGGAAGAGGTTTCCTTCACGTTCGAGGAATACGCGCTGAACGACCGCGTACAAGCGGTATAACGACGATACGGGAGGAACACGACGATGATGGACGATCAAATTTTGCAAAAGCTGCTCGACGCCGACAAGCTTCCGGAGAAAACCGTCACGCTGCAGCGCCTCGGCATCCCGGTCACGCTTCGCGGCCTGACCGGCAAGCAGGTGTACATGCTGCGCGAACGCTGCACCGAGCGCTCCGACCGCCGCGGACAAAAATCCGAGCGGCTCGACGAAGAGCAGTTCAACGTCGCCCTCATCGCCGCGGCCACCGTCTCCCCCAACTGGGGAGACTCCCGGCTGTTGGCGAAGTATGAGGCAAGCGGCGGCGAGGAAGTGATCAAGCGCATTTTGCTGGCCGGCGAATTGTCCGCCTTGGGCGACGAGGTGCTGGACTTGAGCGGCTTCAACACGACGCTCGACGAAGTAAAAAACTGATCGACTCCGGGGGGCTGGCGGGCATGCTGCACGTCATGTGGGTAAGGCACCACCTGCGCCCCGGAGCGTTCTGGCAGCTGCCGCGCGGCGAGCAGCTGTTCCTTCTCGCGAGTATGGAGATGGAGCTGGAGGCGGAGGCGCGGGCGTACAAGGCGCAAGCAGCGCGGCGTGGAAGGCGGTGAAAAAATGGATGCAGCAATGCATTTGGCTAGCTTTGAACGGATGATACGTTCGCAGGATCGGTTGCGGGAATTCGTGGATCGGACGACTACGGCATTTTTTCGGATGGAGCAGTATGCCGAGCGGGCGGCCGAGGCTTTGGCTAGTTTGGCGGCCATCGAATTTGGGCCCGAGACGCAAGTTCCGGATAATGGCCTGACCGAAGCGCTGAATCATTTAGCTACGAATGTTGCTGAACAGGCTTTAAGTATAGACTCGTTGACATCCTCTGTAAGCTCATTGGCATCACATTTAGGGCTTATGGCATTAAAGGTAGATGATATTAAGACGGAAGAGAATGAAAAAGAAAAGTTTTCTACTTTCGATAGAGTAATTGCAATGCTATCACTTTTAGCTGCTCTTCCAGGTGCCTATAGTGATTCTAAAAATCTTATTCCAGAATTGAAAAAGATAAAAGATATATTTAAAAGGCGAAGAAATCTCCCTGATGGCAATGATTCCGGGAGTAACCGAAGTACGAAGGATGAATTGGCCAGGGAAGCTACATCAGCTACCCAGACTGAAGAGGTACTACATGAAGAGCGCAGGAAGCAGACGAAGCCTAACACCCCAAGGGCAGACGACCCCAGCAAGCTGGACGAACTAGCCGAGAAAGCCGCATCCGCGACTCAGACGAAGGAGGCGCTGAAAGAAGAGCGGGGAAAGCAGACGAAGCCTAACACCCCAAAGGCAGACGATCCCAGCAAGCTGGACGAACAAGTCGAGAAAACCGCATCCTCGACTCAGGCGAATGAGGCGCTGAAAGAAGAGCGTGGGAAGCAACTGAAGCCCAACACTCCAAAGGCTAACAACCGCAGTGCAAAAGACGAACTGGCTGGTCAAGCCTCATCAGCGACCCAGACGGATAGGACATTGAAAGAAGAGCGTGGGGAGCAACTGAAGCCCAACATCCCAAAGGCTGATGACCGCAGTGCAAAGGACGAACTGGCCGGTCAAGCCACATCAGCGACCCAGGCTGAGAGGGCATTGAAAGAAGAGCGTGGGGAGCAGCTGAAGCCTAACATCCCAAAGGCTGACGATCGCAGTACAAAGGATGAACTGGCTGGTCAAGCCTCATCAGCGACCCAGACGGATAGGGCGCTGAAAGAAGAGCGTGGGGAGCAACTGAAGCCTAGCGCCCCCAAGGCTGACTACCGCAGTACAAAGGATGAGCTAGCCGAGCTAGCCTCATCAGCTACTCAGGCTAATGGGACAATGAGTGAAGAGCGCGGAAGACAGTTGGAGCCCAATTCCCCAAAGGTTGACGACCGTGGTACGAAGGACGAACTAGCCAAGGAAGCCGCATCAGCGTCCCAGACCGACGGGGCATTGAAGGAAGAGCGCGGAGAGCGACTGAACTCGAATGCTCCAAAATTCGATGGTCGAAGTGCAGGGGATGAACAGACCAAGCGGACAGAGTCTACAACACGAGTAAATCCAGACCACGATACATCAGGTATGAAATCAAGGCCCGGACGATATTTCCCGCCACCCCATATGGGTTTTATGTCGAATACGATGGGCAATGGTTTAAGCTTACTAAAATCTATTGGTAAAACGACTGCACTGACGAGTGTTCTATCCGGTGCCATGAATATAGCGACTGCTGAAAATAAACAGACCGCAATAGTTGAATCGGTAATAGGAGCAGGCGGAGCAGCGATAGGATCGATTTTTGGCTCTATGCTTCTTCCAGGCGCAGGGACAGTTGCAGGAGGAATGGCGGGTGCTTGGCTAGGAGAGAAAGCCGGGAAGTTTTTCGGCAATATGTGGTTTGGATCGAAAGACGACGAATCGAAAAAAAAGGTTGAACAAGTTAATGCACAGGCTTTATCCAATGCGGCCGAGTTTCTCGAACCGAGAGGACAAAATAACGCCAGATTGCTCACCAGCCTCCCCATATTGAATTCCGAAATGCAGCTATATCCACAGAACGCTTGGCCGTCACAGGTTTTTGATTCGACTGGAGGTTTAGGCACTGCAACAGTGGATCCGAAAGTCACTGCCAGTACTCCGACCTACAACATCTCCGTCGAAGGCGTCCAAATCGTAATGCCCAAGGAAGAAATCGACGAAGAAAGCCTCGCTAGACGGATCGGCTGGGAAATCGTCAGTAAAATGAAAGCTTCGATGGAAAATCAGGTGGTGACGAGATGAGCGCAGCGTATCCGGATTTAATGAAGCCGATCGACATTACGCTGGAAGACTCCTCCGGCTTAAAGCTGTGGTTTCCGGTCAATCCGTCGGAAATCAGCATCAGGCGGGACCGCAGCTACGAAACGTTCCAGATCGTCAATCTGGGGGAGGTCGACTTCCCTCATGGGGAGAGAATCAAGGAAATTTCGTTCTCGTCCTTCTTCCCGGCTGTGTCCGACTTAAGCTATTGTCGTTATGAAGATATCCCGAATCCTCAGCTCATGATGAATCAGATCAATACATGGATGTCAGATCGCCAGCCTTTGCGCCTGATGGTTATGCCTTCCGAAGTGAATGTGTTGGTCATCATCTCCTCGCACAACAGTACGTTCAAGCCGAACGAACCGGGCGATGTTTATTTCGACTTGACGTTCCGGACATGGAGGGATTACCAGATTCGGACGCTGGCGGAGCTCGGGGGAGGGGGCGCCCATACGGAGTCCCGACCGGATTTGAAGCCGGTTCCGAAAACGTACACGGTGCAGCCCGGCGACTCGCTATGGGCGATAGCCAAGCTGAATCTAGGCACCGGGAGCCGTTGGCGCGAAATCTATGAATTGAACTCGGATGCCATCGGCCCGAATTCGGATCTCATTTATCCCGGACAAGAGCTGGTGATGCCTGCATGAGCGTTCCAGAATACCGTGCATATGAGGTTGTGCTCGATAACAGCTATTTGCTGGGCGATTTGATCGAAAGTATAACGCTCGAAGAATCTCTCGATGAAATCGCCTATCGGGCAACGGTAAGTCTGATGAAACCGTCCGGTTTTCCGGATATTCGCCCGGGCCAGGAAATTCGCGTATCGGGAGTCCCTCATCGAGGTTCGGATCTCGTTTATTTGCTCAATCCCGGAGTCGTGTGGGAGTGCGAGCATAGCTATCGCGGGGCGGACCGGCTGACATTGACCGTGTATGACCGGACGATCTACATGGCGAAGTCGGAGGATGAATATGTATTCCCGGCAGGCCAGACCGCTTCGCAGCGATTGAAGCAATACGCCGCGGATTGGGACATATCCCTTTGGCAAATCCCCGATACCGTCTATACGCTGAGCAAAAAAGTATATCGCTCCCAGCCGATCTACTCCATGCTCTTGGCTGATCTTAAAGAGACCGCGCGCAAGGGCGGGTGGTTATACCGTCCCCGGATGACTCCGAACGGGTTGGAGCTTTTTCCGCTCGGCAGCAACGAAACGGTCTGGGCTCTGGAGCCCGGCGGCAATGTAGAATCGATCACGCAGCGGAGGACGCTGGAAGGAACGGTTACGAAGGTGAAGGTGCTGGGGAAGGAAGACAATCCCGAGAGCGCAACTCCGGTGCTGGCCGTGGAAAGCAAAGAAACGGAGCTTTACGGCACTTTGCAAAAGGTCGTCATGGACAACGATATCAACACGGTAAGCGAAGCCGTGACGGCAGCTAAAGGCTTTCTCTCCGGAATTCAGGAGACGCTCAGCGTGTCGGCCGTAGATGTCAATACGATCCGGGCGGGGGACAAGGTAGAGCTGGCCGGAAGCGGGATGGAGCTGATCGCAACATCCGTGCGCCACGAGCTCGGCCGACCCGGGAAAATGACGCTGGAATTGGCGACCTACGAATATGTCAAAAGGAGGTACTTCCTGGATGGATCCGTATAAGAAGCTGGCAACCGTACTGGAAAGCCGGATGGCCGGCCATGCCGCTACCGCGGTAACGGGTGTCCCTGCCGAATTGGGTACGATCACCGGAAGCGGGCTCAAGCTCGACTCCTTCAAGCACGAGATGACGGATTATTTGGTGGCGGAATGGGAGACGAAGCTGAAGCTCCCGGCTTTTTCCCTAAGAGGCTCTATCACGGGAACCCTGTCCGGCAGCGGCGAGTTCCAGTTCGAAGAAACGGAAATCGAAGGCGCGGCTCTCCTATTCAAAGACGGCCTAAAGCCTGGCGATCGCGTCTTGGCGGTACCCGTCGCAGGCGGCTCCGAAGCGGTCGTCATTTGCAAGGTGGTGCGCTAAATGCCGAATTTGTTTCCTTCAGTTAGCAATGCTTCTTCTCCGGCAACGGAACTCGGCGGAACGTCCCGGGGGCAAGTTAAATTTGGCCGCAGTTGGCGTTTCGATTACGGGAAAGGCGACTTTACGACTACGCCTACGGGGAAGATTGCCGCGAGTGCCGACGTCGAGGCATGGCTGGAATGGTGCAAAAAAACGCTCCATACCGAGCGCTATACTTATTTGGCGTATTCGCGCAGCTATGGTCAGGAATTCGAAGAGTTAATACCGCGCAATTTATCGCGCAGGGCGAACGAATCGGAAATCGTCCGAATGACAACGGAAGCATTAAAGGTAGATCCCCGTACGTACGGGGTAGGCGCCTTCTCGTTCGAGTGGGAGGGCGAGCGCTGTTATTTTCAGTGCGAAGTCACGAATGTACGCGGACAAAAGTCCAGGATTGACGGAAGCGTGGTGACCGGTTGATGGCGACATTGCCGAATTATTTGCAAGACCAGACGGAAGAAACGATACGCCAGCGCATGCTCGACAGCCTGCCCTCCGATCTCGACAAATCGGAGGGTTCTTATATATGGGACGCCCTCGCCCCGGCCTCCATCGAACTTGCCCAAGCGGCCATATGGGCTCAGGAGGTGCTTCGCCGCGGTTTCGCGAGCACGACGTTCGGGGCATATTTGGAATTGCGCTGCGAGGAGCATGGGGTAATCAGGCGTCCAGCAGTGAGGGCCGGCGGACAAGTCCGATTCACGGGCAGGGCAAATACCGTTGTTCCTGCCGGTACTTTGGTGGCTACCCCTGCGGATAGGGTGACGGGGACATCTTCGGTACAGTTTGCGACAAAAACGTCTATCGTTTTGGATGAAACCGGAACGGGCATCGCCGACATCGAAGCTGTGGAGGCGGGAGCGGCGGGAAATGTGGCCGGCGGTGCGATCAGTTTGATGATGACGCCAGCAGCCGGTGTAACGAATGTCACGAATGATGCGTCGCTCGATGGCGGAAGCGATACGGAGAGCGACGCTTCGTTGCGCGAACGCTTTCTGCATAAGGTACGAAGTCCATCCGCGAGCGGCAACAAAGCGGACTATGTCAACTGGGCGTTGGAAGTAGCGGGAGTAGGCGGCATATCCGTCGTGCCGGTTCGGGACGGCCCCGGAACAGTGACCGTCAGCATTATCAACACCGACAAAGAGCCGGCCTCCCAATCGCTGGTCGATAGGGTGCAAAATCATATAGCTCCTCCATGGATTGTCGTCTCGGAGGCGGAGCTGCAAATGATAGGCGGGCAGGGGGCCTCCAACGATGGAAACAGCGTGAAGATGGAATATAACCCGGCAGAAGCAGGCACCTTGTGGCAAACGTTAACGGGATTGTTGCCCAAGCCCGGAGTTTGGACGGCCAGAATATGGTTGAAGGCGGACGACCTGTCAGGCACGTCCAATGTTTTTCAAGCCAGCGTCTATAATATTTCCGCCATGGACTGGGCGAAAACAACGCAGAACGGTAACGAGGACGCTCTCTTTTTGTTTACGGGCAATCAGCTGAGCGAAACGTATGCGGCCGTCTCGATTCCGTTCTTTTGGAACGGGTCGGACAATATTCAGCTTCGCTTATTCCGACTCGGCAACGATACATCGACCATCCTCTGGATCGACAGACTGGAGTACCGTTCCGCCTTCTCGAAAAATACAGGGGAGGGCAAGGCGCCGATAGGGGCCAAAGTGACGGTTGAGCCCGCGGCTCCGGTCTTCATTAATCTCTCCGCAACGTTGACAATCGCGGCGGGATACAATGCGGAAAGCGTAAAAGCGACAGCCCGACAAAACGTGGTTGACTACATTCGTTCGCTTTCTTTCACGGACGACAACGACATCCGTTACGTTCGGATCGGTCAGGCTATTCTCGACACGACCGGGGTCCAGGACTATTCCAATTTGCTTGTCAACGGGAGCAGCGACAATGTGGTTGTCGGTACGCAGGAAGTCGCGGTGCTGGGGACGGTGACGTTTACGTGATCCCGATCGATAGCGTTCGCGGTAGAAAGATGGCGTCCTATATACCGAGAATTTATGAAACGTCGCGTGTGATGGGGTCCATTTTGCAAGCCGAAGGAGAGGAACTCGAGAGGCTGAGGCAAGCTCTGGATGGCACCTTGGATCAGTTTTTTGCGAGAAGGGTTACATGGGGATTGGATCTGTGGGAAGAGGAGCTTGCGCTTTCGCCGTCACCGGAGCAGCCTTTTGGCGAACGAAGGGACAGGATCGTATCGAGGCTTCGCGGGACGGGAACAGCGACCTCTCGGGTGATCAAAGAGGTATCCGAAGCGTATGACAACGGCGCGATCGATGTTATAGAAAATCATGCGGAATATGCCGTGACCATACGTTTTGTCGACACGCTCGGAGTTCCCCCAAATATCGATGACTTGCTCATTGCCGTTCGTGCCGTTTTACCAGCACACCTGGACTTACTGTACGAGTTCAATTACTTCCTATGGGGGGATTTGGACGCCGAGAATTGGACTTGGAGCCAGCTTGATGCATTGAATCTTACATGGGACCAACTGGAGGTGTACGGATAATGCCTGAATCAACACCCAAATTAGGATTGAAAAAGCCGTTGGCGAATGAAACCGTGAGTCGGGCGGCGCATAACGAGAATCTAGACCTTATTGATGCCCATGCGGCATCGCAGAGCGCATTTGATGCACATAAGGGAGCATCCACGCTTGACCACCCAGACGGTAGCGTTACGGACGCAAAGATCGGCAACCGTGCCGTAGACGATACCGTGATTGCTGCAAACGGAGCCGACACACCGACGCGTTTATGGTCCAAGCTGGCGAATATGGTGAAGCGGATCACCGGCAAAGCGAATTGGTTTACTGCGCCTGCTGTGAGCCTGGAAGATGCGAATACGCATATCAATTCTACTGCTGGGGTGCATGGGGCGACATCGGCGGCTACGGGGAATACGATCGTTCAGCGGGATGCGAGTGGTCGATTCAAGGCGGCAGCTCCTTCGGCGGCTGATGATGTTGCGCGGAAGGCCGAGATTGATTCGGTAGTTTCCGATGGGGTAAAGAAATCCATATTGTTGGACCACGGAACGGACCTGAATACAATAGTTACATCCGGGTTCTATCGTATGACGGAAAGCCCAGTAAACGCTCCCACGGGTGTCGCTCATGGAAATATGATTGTATCTAGAGGGTCCGATACGATAGTACAATTGGCATTTTCATATAGTGACTACAAATTTTATATGCGCCAAGGAAATCCTCCTGAAGTTGGCGGTACTGGTATATTCCTGCCTTGGATAGAGATGATCCATTCCGGCGGCGGGCAGACGATAAAAGGATCTTTGGATTCGTGGGGTGTCCTTTCTTACGGGCTTCCGGGGGCAGCGCGCGGGGCACTTAGTTATGCACAAAACATTATCACATTGGAGGCGTCTTCCGCCGACACAGATGTTAAGATAATGTCTACCGGAACTGGTAGGGTGCTTACCAATAACAACATCTTGGACGACGGGACCGGAGTCGCGAGGTTCGGGGAAACAACGGGCGGAACACATAACGGAAATATCATACTTGGACCTGACGACCGATACACAGTCGTTCAGTTCTGTAGTGGCGCGACCTTGAAGGCAGAGATTATGGGCGATGCAGCCACCGGAGATATGTATCTGGACGCCACGCGATTCATTTTTAGAAATGCCCCTAATAGCGGCGCGAACGTGCTTGTTATCGCGAATAACGGCGCAATAACCACTGCGAATAACATGTTGGACGATGGGGCTGGTAATGCCTCGGTTCATAATATGGATATCACCGCCCCCACCAACGAAAATACCGGATGGGCAAAGGGTATGCGGTTCATGGACCGGAACCGCAGCACGACATATGGCAGCATCGGCATGTATGGGATAAGCACCGGCGGGCCTACAGCCCTAAACAACATATATATCGGATTCGGGGCAGAGCCGTATAATGGTGGTGCCGCTGGTATTATAATAGAACCCACCGGAAAAGTGGTAACCAAGAATAACATCTTGGACGACGGCGGCGGCGGCAGTATGTCCATCGCCGGACCAGTCATTGTTGCTATCGGAGGCCATGATTTAAACATCGTGCCATACTCGGGCAAGGCTGTCGGATTCACCAATAACGCCGTGGACACGTGGTTGCTTCGTGTGAACGATACGACTGGCGGGGCATACACCAAGAACAACATCTTGGACGATGGGGCCGGGTTAGCCACATTCAAAGCAGCCGTTGTAGATGGAGCTTTCCATGTTCGTAACCCCGGCAACACCGCCCAAAAGATAACGATGGGATATAATAACGATCGTGGCGAGATCCAAGCCGTGCATGACGGAGTCAATTATAAGGATATGGTTCTTAATTTTTTCGGTGGATCAGTCCTCACTAGGAACAACCTTTTGGACGACTCGAATGGCAATGCATTATTCGGCAATGCCACAAATGGATATGTGCGAATAGCCTCGAACGCGGACGCCATGTATATTCAAGGCATGAACGCCACACAGGACGGGAGCAAGAAATTACGCCTAACCGGGATGTTTGGCAATCCCGGAGCTATAGAAACGTATCACAACGTCTTGGACGATGGGGCTGGAGTTATGAGTATTGCGGGTGCCTCCCTTTTTACCACAAATCCCGGCACCTTTTATATCAGGCCAGCAGCAGGGTCCAGTATCGGATTCACGAATAACGCGGCGACCCAATGGCTATTGCGGATGGACGAAGATACCCATAAGGTCTACACAAAACACAACATCTTGGACGACGGGAACGGACATGCTACGTTTGTTGATATGGTAGTGACTGGAGATGCTGCATTTGCATCTAAGCCCAAAGTATCTATGCTAAATGATGCATGGTTTTGGTCACAAGCGCAGACCGGCGGAATGAATATCGGGGTGGGTACAAACACGACCGGATTCAACGTCTCGCAATTAGATTCCGATGGCGCTTGGGTAACAACAATATTGCAAGATGATGGTACTAGTCTCGTTCATCGCGGCGCAGCCGTTGTGACTTCTGCTGGTGGACAAACGATAAACGGGATGACGACCGTGGAAAGTATCACGTCTACTAGCAAAATGTATCCCGCAATGACAACCGGCTCAATAGCCTCCAATTCTGGTTCAACCGGCGGACTAGAAGTGCGATCTGTAGACAATACAGGTGCGTCGTTCATGACCTTCCATCGCCAAGGTTCACACGCCGTTCACTTTGGGGTGGATACGGATAATCAGCTCAAAATAGGCGGCTGGAGCATGGGAGCGAATGCATATTCGATATGGCATTCCGGGAACCAAGGCAATTCGGACTCCTTACTCACCTCCTCCAAGAGTGTCGTCGGAGCAATCAACGAGCTTTTTACGTCTGCCAGTAACGGTAAATCGGCGGTCGCTGTCGCGATTACTGGCATGGGGCAGTCGGCAAGCGGTAGCGACACATACGCACAATTGGCGAGTAAGATAGCGGCTATATCGACCAATGCCAATGCGACTGTTGGTCAAGTGCTGGCTGGCCGGACGTTTTACAGCAGTGGCTTGAAGACGGGTACCATGCCGGACCGAGGTGCAACAAACTTGACGCCGAGTGGGACGGGCACGGTGGCTATTCCTGCCGGTTATCACAACGGTTCCGGCGTCGTTGCGCAGGTCAGCGTACCAGCAGCGAATGTGTTAACAGGTACAAATATTGCGGGTGTGGCCGGTACGATGCCCAATCAAGGTGCGATAGTAATAACACCTGGGGCATCGGCAAAATCGATCCCGGCCGGTTACCATAACGGAAGTGGCACGGTTGCAGGTAGCGCCAATCTAATCCCGAGCAATATTAGATTCGGGGTCCAAGTGTATGACGTTATCGGATCACTGATCGAAGGAAAGCGATGGGCGTCGGGCAATATTAATACGGGCATAGACGGGTTTTATGATGTTGGTGGCCTTAACTTTACACCATCAATCATACTCGCAGCGACAGACCCGTCATTCTCGACAAAAGAGATAATCGCTTATTTTGCGGGATATAATCAGACCTTTGTCCCGGTCGGGGGCTACGCCATAAATAGTAGCATTACTAACATTACCAGCAGTGGGTTTAGGATCAATAACGCCCCTAATGGTTACCTGATGAACTGGTTTGCTGTTGAATAAGCACATGAACGCCCCGAGCAATCGGGGCTATTTTGTATGGAGGCGATGTCGTTGAAAATTTGCAGTATTTGCAGTAAAAAATGAAAGCTGGTAACAGTCTGGAGGAAAAAACTCGGATGAGTATGCGCTCGAGGAAAAAACGTAGTCGGCGGAATTGATGGCGTAAGCATCGCGATGTTCGAGAAAAACGTGAGCATGAACCTGAAGGAACTACAAAGGTTATTGCAACAAGGTCGGTACAAACCTGATCCGGTACGACGACATTTCATCGAGAAGGAGAATGGAAAGTTAAGGCCGTTAGGCATTCCCACAATCCGCGATCGCGTATGCCAGCAAGCTGTACGTCAAATCATTGAGCCGATTTTCGAGCAAGACTTCTACTATTACAGCTTTGGCTTCCGTGCGGGATACTCGGCACACCAGGCAATAAATACGATTCGACGTGCAAAACGCGGCGGATACAAATATGTGGTTGACCTAGACATCATGTCTTTCTTCGATGAAATTCCACATGAATACCTGATGGAGAAAGTACATGAGCGAATCACCGACGGTAAAGTGCTGACGCTCATTCGCGGATGGTTAACGGCGGGATTCATGGAAGGTGATCAGTTCCATGAAACAGAAGTCGGGTCTCCTCAGGGCGGAGATTTGTCGCAATTGCTTGCGAATCTGTACTTGAACCATTTCGACTGGGGGATGAAGGAGAAGGGCTTTGCTGTGGTAAGGTATGCAGATGATGCAGTGATTCTGCGCAAGACAAAGGAACAGGCAAAAGAAGCATACCGAGCAGCAAAGATCATTCTGGAAGACGAATTACGACTGCGAATACACCCTGAGAAAACGAAGGTTGTACATTTCGATGAAGGATTTCGCTTTCTAGGATTCAACTTCTGGAGGGACTATCTGATACTTCCTGACGCTAAAGTGAAGAAATACAAGGATAAAATCCGGAGTGTCACTCCCGTAGACAACAAGGTAGAAATCTTGACGAAATGCTCAAGAAACTAAACGAGATCGTACGAGGATTTGGTAATTACTTTGGCATAGGAAATGCAAAGGGAATATTTCGGCATCTGGACGAATGGACGCGTATGCGTGTACGAGCATTCATACGCCAAAGAAATCTACGGTTTCTAATTCGCTGATTCCCAACAAAGTACTGGGATCGGCAGGAATGGTATTTCTAACAAGCTTACTCAACACACGTTCCTAATTCAGGAGTGAAATATGCAATCCGGCGACGGATGAAGAGAACTCACCCTTGAAGATGGGGAATTGACGAAGGAAAGCCGTGTGCGGGAAATCCGCATGCATGGTTAGACAGGGAGTCCGAGGGAGTAATCCCGCGTCTGACCCTACTTTCAAGCAGATGGGATGGGATCCATATGAGCGAACACGATATCTGCCAGGTACAGATTCATACGTTGAGAGAGGAGCTTCAGGAGTTTAAGCGCGATGTGTGGGAGCACCTGAAGGAGGTGAGGGAGAGTCATAAGATTTACGCCGAGACGATTACGGTGCTGCGAGAAAATGTGGTGCGGTTGACGGGACTGGCCGAGCGCCAGGATGACAAGCTGGATGCGATTAATACGGAGCTGCGGCAGCTGAAGGCGCATGCGCAGGATGCGTCGATACCCGACGATCGCGTCTGGTACCGGCAATTTATCGAGAATAAAGAGAAGTTTTTCGTTTATGTCCTCGTCGTATTGCTTGCTTTTTCTCTGGGCATACGCGTGGAAGAGGTGGTTAAAGTATTCGGGGGAATGCGATGATGGTCGAAATGACGAACGATATTTTAATGCTAGCGGCGGTAGTGACATCTTACGTAGGCATTTTGAAAGCATACGGCGTGCCGCATAGGCACAACCATTTGTTCAGCTTGGTTGTCGCCGCGATGTTTGTACTTGTACCGGATCGGGTGCAGCAGCTCCTGCTGACGATTTCCTTGGTAGGCCTCACCGCAAGCGGGGCATATCATTATTCCAAAGGACAAGCCAAGAACGGGGGACAGGACGATGCAGACACGAAATAGCGGGAACTCCCGAGGGATCGACGTCTCCAAATGGCAGGGCCAAATAGACTGGTCGGCGGTAAAGGGGGACGGTATCGCGTTCGTCATTATGAAAGCGACCGAAGGCGTCTCTCTAGTCGATGCGAATTTGATGCGGAACTACGAAGGAGCCAAACATGCAGGTATTCCGCTCGGATTATACCATTTCGCCCACCTCTCCAATGCTCCCGAGGCGGAAGCGGAGCACTTCTTGCATGCTACGCTAAGCCTGCGAGCTGATCTGTGGTATGTTTTGGACATGGAACACGGGTCGTTGGACGGGAAGGCAAGTACCAAATCTCAGGTTAGCGAATGGACGAGAAGATGGCTTCGACGGGTTCAAGAGGCTACGGGGAAGCTTCCGATGATTTACACAGGCGCATCTTTTGCCAGAACGTACTTTGAAGACGATTTGGGCGTATATCCGCTGTGGGTGGCCCATTACGGCACGGATACTCCGATGAGCAATCCGGTGTGGGACCGATGGACGATCTTTCAACACAGCGAGACGGGGCGGGTGAACGGCATAGCCGGAAATGTGGATTTGAACGAATTGGACGGCAAGATCGATGCGTATTTGCCTAAAACGAAAGGGAGAGAGGAGCGCGTGGAGTTTACAGAAGAATGGCAATGGAGGATGTTGACGAGTGCTCTGCACGGATTGTATGAGAAAAGCGTAACCGGTGAGCTGGACCGCCCGCTCGTAACGGACTACAAGTGGGCAGCGCAGGCGTACAACCGGGATATGAAGCCGGAAGATTTGGCATGGCTAGCGATTATTCTTCTCGCCAAAGACAAGGGGATCCAAGTATGAGACGAGTTCGCGCAAGCTAAGCTGGTTCCCCTTCAAAATCTTTTAACAAACCGCACGATTCGCGCTAACACTCCCCGGTTAAGCTATATCTAGAAGTAACCAATCAGGGAGGAATGCGGCCATGGTTCAGAACATGCGGATTTGGCTCGCGCCAATATTGACGATCGTGCTCCTATTCGCCCATACGGCTGTCCAAAGACAGGCCGACTATGCATCTGCCGAACAGGCCTCCACTTCCTATAACGACCGTTTGCCAACGATTCTCCCGATCCTTTCTATAATGGAAGCAAGCGACTTTCCCGGAAACATCGTAACGATTCGAGGAAAAATAACCTCCGGCCCAGCGACCGCTCCTGACGGCAGCGTATCGTTTCAGGTTACGGACGAAACCGGTTCGCTTCTGGTCTCTGTCCAGGAAACAACTGTTTCGTTTCTTCAAGGCGATAAGATTCAGGCGACCGGACGAATCGGAAGCCACATGAATGAAGTTATCTTAAGAGCAAGCCAATCCGACATCGTGGCTACACGATAAGATTGTCCATAACCTACGAAAATGGCTGCCGGGCTCACGTCCGGCCTTTTTTGCGTTTTAACGGGATTTAGGAATCGCCCTACGCTGACTCGCTGTACCCGCTTCGACCGGCACGGCATATACTGTACGTAACATGACATACTCCTCCCGAACAAACGGGGTCTCAAGGACCGGTGAAAGGGGAAGTGCAAATGAGCAAGAACGACTCTGCTATGGAAAATATCCAGAGATACGGCGCCAACAACTACAATCCGCTGCCTGTCGTTATTGTACGCGGGGACGGCGTCTGGGTGGAGGACCGGGAAGGCAACCGTTATCTGGACATGTTGAGCAGCTATTCCGCGCTGAACCATGGGCACCGCCATCCGAAAATAATATCTGCGCTCAAGGAGCAGACCGACCGGATTACGCTTACGTCGCGAGCGTTTCACAGCGAGCCTTTGGGCGCTTTTTATGAAAAGCTGGCCTGCCTAACCGGCAAATCGATGTTTCTTCCGATGAATACCGGCGCCGAAGCGGTGGAAACGGCTATCAAGGCGGCGAGACGGTGGGCTGCCGATAAGAAAGGCGTTCCTGAAGGACAAGCGGAGATTATCGTTTGCGAAGGGAATTTTCACGGGCGGACGATTACGGTGACGTCTTTTTCTTCCGCGCCGGAATACAAGCGGGGCTTCGGCCCGTTTACGCCGGGGTTCACCTTGATCCCGTATGGAGACGCAGAGGCTCTAGAGCAGGCGATTACCCCGAATACGGCAGCGTTTCTCGTAGAACCGATTCAAGGGGAAGCGGGGATTATTTTGCCCGAGGCGGGCTTTTTGCATAAGGCGGCGGAATTGTGCAGACGGTACAACGTTCTGCTCATGGCGGACGAGATTCAGACCGGCTTTGGGCGAACCGGCCGGACGTTCGCCTGCGATTGGGAGCAGGTCGTTCCCGATGTATATATTCTCGGCAAAGCGCTGGGCGGCGGGGTTTATCCGATCTCGGCGGTCGCTGCGGATGCAAATGTGTTGGATGTTTTCGAGCCGGGCTCGCACGGCTCTACGTTCGGGGGTAATCCGCTGGCATGCGCATGCGCCGTGGCGGCTATGGAGGTTTTCGAGGAGGAACGATTGGCAGAACGCTCGCTTGAGCTCGGAAAATATGCGATGACCTGGCTTCGTTCTCTGACAAGTCCGGTCGTGAAGGATATCCGGGGCAGGGGATTGTTTATTGGAATCGAGCTGGATCGGAAAGCCAGGCCTTACTGCGAGAAGCTGATGGAGCTGGGCGTGCTCTGCAAAGAAACGCACGATACGACGATCCGTCTGGCGCCGCCGCTCACGATAACGCGGGAAGAGCTGGATTGGGGCTTGGAGCGGATCGGGCAAGCTCTCGAAGCCCGGTGA